ATGTCAGATATAACTGAGGATATTTTTACTGTGTATGAGTTTGGATTAGCGTTGTCATGCGGAGTTGATGTAAATAAAAATTCCAAGAAAGGATTTGTGCGCAATGTTGACGGTCAAAATGTGTGGGATGATAGTATTATGAATTTGTCGTTAGGGGTGAATTGATATGAAAACTGCAATTTATGTCGAAGATGGAGTAAAACAAATAGTATTAACTCCTGAGGATGACTTTGAGAAGGATGTTGTAAGTGATTTTCAGAATGAAAATTTAACAGTGAGAATAATTTCTGGATCGTTTTATAATTGCAATGGCGGGTTTGTTAGGCACGGCCAATCTGATGAAAGTATTATTTTGAGAGTGGAGAATAAAAAATGAAAACACTATTCGTTGTTATGATGCTTGTATCTTGCTCAGTTCTGGCCGATGGAGATAGAATATATGAACGATATGGATACGGAAACCGGTATAATCCACAGGTATCTTATCCTGATAATGTTCAACTGTATATCATGCAACAACAAACTGAGAGATTGCGCAAATCAAATGAGGATTACGCTGTTCGTCAAGGTTTGAAGGATGCGTGGGATGGCGGTGGCGGCGGATGTATTTCTTGTGATTACAAACCTAGAGCGAGGTATTAATGGCATTCAGAGATGTATCAAAAGCGTTGTCATGGGCGTATATGATGCAGGAAAAATCGATTATAGATGCGCCTGGTTATTGCGCTTCTATGCGTGGCACAAGTAATGATTTATTGATCGGATTGAATGCTCAGGAAGCCATGCAACAATCAGCGGATATTATTGGTATTGTCAATTCCCTTCCAGATCGCTCTTGTTCGCAATATATCAATGCCATGTATGGCAAAAGGTTCAGTGAGATAAATGACTTAACCGAGCGCATTGTAGCGCGATTGGGTAGCGTTTCTGTTTACAGAAGAGGTGTGCAGCATATACTGGCTAAGTATTGCGGCATGGAGGTAACGAAAGAGCAGATAAGAGCTGGATTGAAATGTGATAACAACCGGGTTAGTTATGTGAGAGATAAGGTTTTTATTATTTTGGATGATGTGCATAAGTTGGCTATATCGTATGTTGATAGTGAGTTAAGGAATAGGGGATTGGTGTGATATGAAAAGCCCAGAAGAAAAATACCATCACGATGCAGATTATCGTATTCTTGTAGATATGATAGAAAACTTTATTCATCAAGCAAAATATACTCCAAGTGAAGTAAGAGAGGCTGCAACGCTTGCATGTATACATTATGAAATGAGAAGACCGATTGAACATGTTTTTATGGATGACAAATTAAATACAGCATTCCAAACATTAAAAGAATTTAGAGACAATGGGTTTGTATAGTGACATTTTGTCGTGCAAAACACTTGACGCAATAATCCAGACATGGTATAAGAATTTTCTATAGTGGCAGAAGTATCGACTAATGCCAAAGATTAACGCCTGGGAGATGGCATTTGCCGCGCATGATTAGATTCATGGCGGCTTTTTTATTTGGGAAATGGAACAAAAAAAGCGCGTAATTAATTGGGAAAAGATAGAGCTGGATTACCGCGCCGGTGTAAAAACTCTTCGTGAAATTGCTGATGAGCATGGTATCGCTCACGGATCAATAACCAAAAAAATAGCCAAAGATGGCTGGACAAGGGATATAACTGCAAGAGTCAAGGCGAAAGCAGATGAACTTGTATCCAAAAGCTTAGCGTCCAAAGAAGCGTCCAAGCTGAAAGAAGGTGAAATAATTGATGTTAATGCTCAAGTTAACGCAATTATACAGATCAAGCAGCGCAAGGATGTCACCAGGATGCGTGATATTGTTGCCAAGTTGGCTGAAGAGCTTGAGAATCAGGAGTCATTTAACGCTAGGGTTGATTGCACGAAGAAACTGACAGAGTCGATGAAGTCTCTTATCGATCTTGAGCGAAGAGTTTATAAGATTGATGATGATGTAAGCGTTGACTCTAACAAGCGCGTTAGTATTAAGGTTAATTTCTACGATGCCTGATGTTGAGATTGAAGCAGGTTTCCCGAAAAAACTTCAATTTCTATTCGAGCGATGCAGGTACAAGGTTGCTTACGGCGGAAGGGGAAGCGCAAAATCTTGGTCGTTTGCCAGGGCATTGCTGATTATCGGTGTTGATGAGCAACTTAGAATACTTTGTGCGCGTGAGATACAGAAGTCAATTAAGCAATCTGTACACAAATTACTGTCAGATCAGATCATAGAATTGGGTCTTGAGAATGAATATGAAGTATTTGAGACTGAAATACGTGGCCGCAATGGAACGTACATAAGCTTTTCAGGGTTATCTGATCATACAGTTGCTACGATAAAATCGTTTGAAGGCTGTGATATTGTTTGGATCGAAGAAGCTCAGACTGTATCAAAGCGCTCATGGGATATTCTTGTTCCGACGATTAGAAAGGATGGATCGGAAATCTGGGTTACATTCAATCCTGAGTTGGACACTGATGAAACTTATATGCGGTTTGTGGTTAATCCACCTGATGATTGCATATCGGTTGAAATAAATTATTCCGATAATCCTTGGTTTCCAGAGGTGCTGGAAAAGGAACGTGAACGGTGCAAGATTGTTGACCCTGAGGATTATCCTACGATATGGGAAGGCAAGTGCCGATCTTCTGTCATTGGCGCTATTTATGCCAAAGAGGTTGATGCTGCGATACGCGATGGCAGAGTATGCAACGTTCCATATAATCCTTTACTGAAAGTTCATGCGATATGGGATTTAGGTTGGAATGATTCAATGTTTATCATATTGGCGCAACGCGTAAGAAATGAGATTGGTATCATTGAAGTGATAGAGGAAGATCACAAGACTCTTGACTGGTACGTTGGAGAGTTGCAGAACAAAAGATATAACTGGGGATATGATTTTTTGCCGCATGATGGAGAGCATGGCGATTTCAAAACCGGATTGAGTGCTAAGAAGATTCTTGAGAAATTTGGCAGAAAGGTCAAAATTACCCAGAACATACCTATCGAGGATGGAATTAAAATCGCCAGGATGTCGTTTAGACAGATGGTTTTTGACAAAAACAAATCAGCTCGACTTATTGAGTGCTTAAAACGATACAAACGCTCTATAAATCGCGCAACGCAAGAACCGGGATCGCCGGTCCATGATCAATATTCGCATGGGGCTGATTGCTTCAGGTACTTATCTTTGGTAGCAGATGAACTGACAAACGAAACAGAAAGACGAAATATAAATACAAACTTCGCAACATTCGGAACAACTGTATCAGGCATGGGTGGTTAATGGAAATAATTGAAGCAGAAATAGCGGATGAATTGCCGCCAGATTTGCAAGAAATACTGAATATCCATAACCAACTAAAGCAAAAACGCGAGCAAGAACGGCAAAGACAGCTTGATGCACTGAGCAAAGTTATTGCTAAAAAGCGTGACGAGGTTGTTAAGGCGCGTCGGTCTAGCTGTGTTGAGCAAATTTGGGAAGAGGATCAACACAATTACGAAGGTGTTGATGAGTTTAATCGGGGCGGTCTGAAACCAAAGTACACCAAATCACGCTCAACTGATGGCGGCATAATGTCAAATGCTGCTGGCGGCAAGAACATGAATCAATGCACTGCGTTTTTTAACATTACACGCCAGTTTGTTGATTCCGCAGCGGCTCGTATGGGCGATATATTGTTGCCAGCAGGTGATTGGAATTGGTCAACGGAGAAAACTCCAGTTCCAGAGTATGTTGACCAGATCGCTCAAGGCAATGTTATTGACCAGAGTGGAGCAATAATTCAGCCTGATTATGCTCAGTCATCAGATCATGCGGAGCGCGAAGAACGCGCAGAGAATCGAATTAAAGATTGGCTGGTAGAAACACGCTATCATGCTGAATGCCGTAAGGTTATAGAGTCATCGGCAAGACTTGGAAGCGGAGTGCTGAAGGGGTGCTATCCAAAGAAACGCAAAACAAAAGCATTCTATAATAATACGCTTGAGATGATTGAAGAGGTCGTGCCGTCATCAAAGGCAATTGATATTTGGGATTTCTTCCCAGATTATCCGAATTGCGGCGAAGATATTCAAGATGGCGAGTTTGTATTTGAGCGCGATTACATTACTGCCAAAGACCTGAATGAGTTTGCAAATTCTCCTGAGCTTGGTTATTTTCCTGATGCTATCAAGAGAGTTATTGAAGAAGGTCCAGGTAAAAAATATACCGACGGATCAGGCAAGACCAAGTCTGAGGATATGTTCGAGGTTTGGTATTACACTGGCTGGATTGATGTAGAGCAAACTCAGATATTTGATACTGATGATCAAGGTATTGAAGGAGAGGATGATGACGAATGCCAAGACTTTCGCATGTTCGTCATTGTTATGGTCAATGATACGATTATTAAGGGGCATGAAAGTCCATTAGATACCACGTTCCCTTACGATATGATGGTATGGCAGCGCGTAGCAAATATGCCGTGGGGCATTGGTGTGTCTCGTCAAATGCGCGAGCCTCAACAATTTATGACTGTTGCCGCTCGCAATCTGGTAGACAACATGGGATTGGCTGCTATTCCTATGATTGCAATTCGCCGAGATGGTATTGAGCCGGAGAACAAGCAATGGGAAATTAAGAAAGGTAAGGTTTGGTGGCTTACCGATGAGATGGTTAAGAACATCGGGGAGTCCATACAGTTCTTAGCTGCGCCAACAATGCAGAATGAATTGGTTGCTAATATGCAACTTGCCACCAAGATGGCAGAGGATGCGACTGGTATTAATTTTCTGCTTCAAGGTCAACAAGGTTCTGCGCCAGATACAGTTGGCGGCATGGAATTGCTGCATCGTAATGCGTCGTCTTTGTTGCGTCGCATTGCTCGCATTTATGATGAGAATGTGACTGAACGTCACATCAAGCGTTACCATGAATGGTTATTGCTTTATGGCAATGATGATGAGAAATGTGACTTGCAAATCCAGGCTATTGGTTCAAGCGCATTAGTTGAGCGTGAGATTCAAGAAATGGAGTTGTTGCAATTGCTTCAATTCTCTCTGAACCCAATGTTCGGAATATCTCCGCACAAAACAATGCAAGAAATGCTTCGAGCAAAACGCTTCGAGCCAGCAAAGTTTGAAATGGATGAGGAAGAGAAGCAAAGAGTTCAGCAAATCGCACCTCCTCAAGTCATGGCTGCGCAGATACGCTCTCAGACTGAATTGCAGAAAGCCCAAATGGCAAGTCAGGTTGATATGCAAAAGGTTAAGTCTGATCAAGATCGTGATGCGCTATTCCAACAAAGCGTAGCGCAAAGAAGCCAGCTTGATTATGAGTACAAGATGAAATTGCTTGAGCAAGAAAATATCAAGCTGCAATTACAGAAAGACTTGGCGATATTGGAATATTCAACCAAGCAGCAAATTTCACTTGATGAGACAAAGGCAAAATTGGCGAGCGATGCTATGAAGCTGAACGTGCAGAAAGAACTTGCATCGATGACAGAATCTCCTAAGCAGGTTTTGACTCCGCCAACTGAGCCGCAAGGACGCGCACCTGATGGGATGGCGTTTCAGCGATGAACCCACCAGAAAGATTTGAGCTATCCAATCAGGAAAGATTTGATCCATTGTGGGTTAAGTTAACTGGATACTTTAATGACAGGATAGAAGAATTGCGTAAGGCTAATGATTCTATTGATGCTGATGAAATGAAAACACTGAAGATCAGAACTGAGATTGCGGTGTACAAGAATCTGTTGAAGTTATAGGAGACAACAATGCCATTGCTACAAGGATATTCAAAAGACACGATAAGCAAGAATATTGCTACTGAAATGAAAGAATCAGGACGGCCACAAAAGCAAGCTGTTGCGATTGCGTTGAGCAAAGCTAGAGAATCGAAGAAGAAAGAAAAGAAATGACAACAATAGCTTATAAAAGCGGAATAATTGCTTATGATTCTAGGTTCACATGTGGCGATATAATTGAAGACGATGATGCAGATAAAAGGATTGATCGAGATGGAAAGACTTTCTTTTTGTCAGGAAGTTGCTCTGATTGGGAATATTTGATTGACAGCTATATTAATGGCAAAGCAGTTAAAGACAAGATAGATGCTAAATGCTTAGTTGTTGATTCTGGAAATTTGTATTCTGCCGCTGTTTCTGATGGCGAGCTTTGGAAATGCATTGAGAGAGCAGGAAATCCAATTGCAATTGGCAGTGGTAAAAATTTTGCGTTAGCATTTATGGATACTGGCATGACTGCTGAAGAAGCTGTGAGAGCAACATGTAAACGAGATATTTACACTGGCGGGACTATAAGAACATTTAAAATTATTTAATAGCATATATTAAGCAGCACTAATCAGCCGCACAGTTAATTCTGTAGCGGCTTTTTTATTTTAAACGACCGAGAGGCCACAAACATGAAAACTGAGATAGTAGAACCAACAGAAGAACAGGTAATCGAGTTAGCGAAGAATCAGGAAATGAAGTCATTAATGGACGGTACTTCATCGCCATTAGTTAATGATCCAGTTCCAAAAGAACCTGAGCCAGAGGTAAAAGAAGATGAGGAACCTGCGGCACAGGATGATGAAGCTAACAAAGAACCTGAGAAAGTTGCGCCTACTCTCGAAGAGAAGCTACAAGCGGCATTAGAAAGAGTTCAAAAGCTGGAAAAGGGGCTAACTACCACTAATGGCACGTATGGCACTCAGCTAGAACAATTAAGGCGAAAAGTAGCTGAAGTAGAAAGCAGAAAGCCTGAACAACGTCAGTTCAACCTTACCGCTGCGCAATTAAAGCGGATAAGCGATCAGTATCCTGAATTGGCTGATGCTCTTGCGAATGATTTAACTGAGGCATTTGGTGCAACTGTTGAGGCGAAGCAACAAGAAACAATCAAACCCGAACCGCAAAATGATCCGCGAGTTGATGAATTATCTGAGTCTACCAATCGCATGGCAGATCAGCTAAAGCAAATTGCGTTGAATGAGTTGGGCAGAGTTCATGGCGATTGGAATCAAGTTGCCGGTTGGAATGAGAAAGAAATTCCTGGTATTGGCAAAGTTATCCATTGGAATAACCCTGCATTCGGCGAATGGGTTAACAAGCAGGATGATGATATTCAAGACGTTGTATACAAGAGCGATGACATAGCGGCCATTGCTAATGTAATTACAAAATTCAAGAACGAAGTAAAGCCAGCGCAACAACAAGATGCGCCGACACAGAACAAATCAAATGTTAACAAGAAATTAGAAAAAGCAGTGCTTCCGACTGGTCGCAGGACTGGCTCACATGAATTACTTTCTGATGAAGAAATTATTCAGCAAGCCATGCGTGAGGAACAGAAGCGCATTATGAACGGATATTA